GCCAGCTCCTGCGCTACGAGCCGGAGACCGGCAAGCTGTATTGGTTGCGCCGGACGAGGGACATCGACCCGAATGACCGCAGACGCCGCGCTTTCAACGCCCAATTCTCCGGTAAGGAGGCATTCACGGCCAAACAACACGGATACCGAATAGGCACAATCTTCGGCCACCCCACCCGCGCCCACCGCGTGATCTGGACGCTGGTGCATGGTGAATGGCCCCCTCATCAGATCGACCACATAAACGGCCAGCGCGATGACAACAGGCTCTGCAACCTGCGGTGCGCGACCCACGCACAGAACGCCAGAAACAAGGCGCGGCGGGTGGATAACTCCAGCGGTCGCACTGGCGTGCGCCTAGAGAAGAGAACCGGCAGGTGGGAAGCCCGCATTAGGGTCGATGGCTGCCACATCCACCTCGGCACGTTCAAGCGCTTTGAGGACGCAGTGGCGGCCAGAGAGCAGGCGGAGATCGAGCACGACTTTCATCCGAATCACGACCGGCTTTGGTGAGTGGCACGGCTTCCCACTTGCTTTTGGAGACTGGGAAAGTGGGGGAATACCGCAAGCCGCTACTCCCTTGGCAAAACAAGGTGGGGAAGCGTCCATTGCCATAGACGAAAAAGTCCAATGAAATCAACGCTTACCACTTGCTGCCGGAGACTGGGAAAAGGTGGGGGAGGTGGGGAAACCACTGCTTCCGTCCGCAAACGCTGGTTCGGGCCTTGACCGCAACGACAATCCCCACTACGCTGCGACGCATCGCTTAGCAGCGTAGTGGGGATTGTCGTTAAGGCCCACCGAGCTACCGCAGCCTAAAGTGCCAAGCAAAAATCACCACAGATAGGCAAAGAAGCAGCGCCGATCCTCTGGCAATCAGCAGGGGTCGGCGCGGCACTTTTTGCTGGACGCAGAGGCGTGGGCGAGCTTAGGCTGGCCGCATGGTGACGGAAATCGACATAGAGCCGTGGATGCTGGATGAGGCGCTGGAGCGCTCTCAGGCGATGGGTGTTCTACGGAACAGCCTCGTCTCTGGCAGCGGCAACAGGGCGGGGTTCGTGGGTGAGCGGCTGGTGTTCGACCACCTCGCGGATCGCGCCCACCTCGTCGATATGCTGGCGATGGTCGACGAGTTCACGCACGACATCGAGATGAACGGGATGCTGATCGAGGTGAAGACCAAGCGCCGGAGCCAAGCGCCGCAGCCGCACTGGATGGTGTCGCTCGGCATGGCGTCGTGGACGCGGCAGGCGCAGTTCTGCGACATCCTCGCCTTCGCGCAGGTCACGCCCGACCTGACCCGTGGCTGGGTGCTGGGCTACACGACGCCGGAGCGCATGGAGAAGCTGGGCCGCGTCATCTTGGCCGGTGAGGCGGAGGGCGACAACGGGTTCGTGGCCCGCGCCGATATGATCAGCATGGAGATCAAGGAGCTTTGGGAGGAGTGCCCGCTGTGGTGAGGAAGCCGACGAAGAAGCAGATCGAGGACGCGAAGAAGTATGACCCGCGATCCACGGATTATGGGAAGCCCTACACAGCCGCTGTGAGCGGTGCCGTAGCGCCGCTAGACCGCAAGGCGAGGGAGATGCAGGCGAAGTGGGGTGACCGCCTGCGGAGCCTCGTGTCGCCTCCTATGGCCCTGCGCTTTGAGCAGGTCTACGAGGAGCTGCACGAGGCCATGCTGGCCGAGAATGCCGTGAAGTGCGCCGAGATCGCCACGCGCCTCATCAAGGCGTGGGACATCTTGGAGGAGGCCGCGATGGACGCAGGGCACAGCCCGCTGCCGGAGCGCGGAGCCTTCGCGGTGGTGCTGGGCGAGGGGCGCGGCCAGTGTGTCGCGATCTGCGGGCCGAGGGCCGACGTGGCTACGGTGCGGCGGGAAAACCCGACGTGGGCGGTGTATGGCGCGGAGGACGCGGCGCGGATCATCGCGGCGGCGTCAAACGAGATCGTGGAGGCCGCGCTGCGGAGCTTTCCGAGTGCGCGGATCACGAGGATCAGCGAGCAGGATTTAGGGGATGGGGATGATATACCATTTTGAGATAGACGCGCTGCGTCCAGAGGAGGCGGCGGAGATACTGTGGGCGATGAAGCGTGGCGACGTGGTGCGCTACGCATACGCCCGCAACTTGGGCTGGCCCAACGTCGACCCGAACCATTGGCTCGGCGGCGCTATGCGTCGGTTGGCAGATGATGGCGCGTTTGTGCTATTCTCCAAGGCCGACCGTCCGGCGGCCTACGAGGGCGACGTGCGGCGGTTTCACTACTGCGCCAAGCGGACTGGGCGCATCATTCAACTGAACACGATCCGGCGCATCTTGCAGGTCGGACCAGCGGGAGACAGGGCATGAACAGGAGCGACATACTGGGGGCCGCGCTCGGCCTGATCGATGGGCAGCGCCAGCAGGACTACGGGCCAGTCGAGGACAACTTCCGGCGGATCGCGGTCGGCGTGAACCTGATCGCCGAGGAGGCGTTGCGGACGCACGGCAGGGTGACGCGAGAGCATTACGCGCTGATGATGATCTGGATGAAGGTGGCGCGTCTCTTGGAGACGATTGATCACGCGGATAGCTGGGTCGATATCTGTGGATACGCCGCGCTGGGCGGTGAGATGGCAGCGAAGGGGCAGGACGATGGGCAAGCTGACTAGGGAGCGCATGAAGGCGCTGGACGAGTATGGCGAAGACGCGCTGTTCGAGCGCATCCTCTCGGGGCAGACCGTGCGATCCATCGTGCTTGGCGATAACATTGGGTGGCGTGCGTTCTATAGCTGGCTGCGGAAGGTGGAGGGCCGCGAGGAGCGCTACAAGTCGGTGCTTGAGCAGGCGAGCCACGCGATAGCAGCGCGAGCCGTGGACACGGCGCAGTCTGCGACGCCTGACATGGTGAACGTGGCGCGGCTTCAGGTGGACACCGACAAGTGGTATGCGGCCAAGCTCAACCCGATCTACGACACGCGGGCCAAGGAGGTCAGCGTGACGCTGCGCGTGGAAGACCTGCACGCCCAAGCGGCGGCGCTCATCAGCGCCGAGGTGGAGAGCGAAGTCATCGACGACGTGGACTACGAAGAGGTCGATCAGCGTGGCGACGAGGAAGCGTGAAAGGCGGCGCACCGCACATTGGCGGTGCGCCGCGCCTGTGCGCGGGAGCACGCCGCGCCGCAGCATTCCTCTCCGCAGTGCAGCAATGCACACGCAGCATTTCGCAACCTGAGCGATAGCCGCAGCGCAGAAACGGGGCCGATCTGCGGGCTGCCGCGCTAACACGTTGAAAACGCTCACACATCACACGAACGGCATATTACATAATCGGGCTTCTGCGCCTTTCGCCGCGCTTTCCGCGCCGCAGCGCAGCATTTTCGCCGCGCCGCAGCATTTGCCCCCCCCCTTCGAAAGGCGCGGGCGGGCCGTGCTGAGCC